ATGGGGTTCTCAGGCCCAAACCCGATAAGTTATCAAGAAATAAAAACATGGAAGGAGCTTACAGATACACCATTGTCTTCTTGGGAGATAGAAGCAATAAAACGTGTTGATGTAGTCTTTATGGGTATAACTAATGGCAACTGAAGACATTAAAATTGGCGTTGATTTTAGTGATTTAAAGGTCTTGAATGATTATTTAAATAGAACGTCAAATCAAGTAAACATATTAAGAGATAAAACAGATAAATCAACTAATACGTTTGCTAAGTACAGTTCTGAAGTTGACAGGTTGTCCAGAAAGTTTAAGCCCTTATACTCTACATCTAAGTTGTATGAAAAAACCCTTAAAGATTTAAATAAGGCACAACAGTTAGGGGTTATAACTGACAAACAAAGATCAGTAAGCATAGAAGAATTAAATAGAGATTTCCAGCGGGGTACTGGGATCTTTTCTGCTCATGCTAACATGATGAACAAAGGCATGAATAAACTTGGTGTTGCTACGCAACAAGCTGGTTATCAAGTGGGTGACTTTCTTGTTCAAGTTCAATCGGGAACAAACCCAATGGTCGCCTTTAGTCAACAAATGACTCAGATGGTTGGGGTTCTTTACCTCTTGCCACCAGCAACTCTAAATGCAAAAATCGGTTTCATGGGACTAAAGTTATCTATGAGCTTTTTAATTGCTGGTTTAGGCATTGCTATACCCTTACTTGGAGCCTTGGGTGCAGCTTTCTTAAGATCTGGTAAAGATGCTAAAGAGTCTTCTGCAGAAGTTGAAACTTTTGCAGATGCTATAGATAGTATAAATAAAAAGACTGATGAGTTAAATCAAAAGAGGCTTTCACTTGTAACTGAGTTTGATCCAGATGCATATAAAGCAAGGTTAAAACAACAAGGACTTATAGATAAAATTGTTGAGTTAGAAATTAGAGCCACTGGCGAAAAGAAAAGTCAGGCAGAGCTTACTTTAAACTTAGCGGATCTTTTTAAGAAGCAATTATCAGACGAAACTAAACTTTTAGCTTTAGCTTTAAATAGGAAAAAGAATGCTCAAGAAAGGCTAGATGATTTAGAGAAAGAGAAAAAAGTACAAGAAAAGTTACTAGATCTTCAAAAAGCCACTGCAGTATTAGCTATTAAAAATAATCAACTTGCAAAAGAGCAAGCAGCAGATCAAAAAGCAAGAGTAAAAGATATACAGACTGCAATAGATGCGGAGAAAAAGTCATTACAAGATAAAATACTCCTAGCTAAAGAAGAAGTAATTTATGGTAAAGACAGCGTACATTATCAAGACCTTGTTGCTAAATTAGAAAGAGATAAGTACGAAGCTCAACTAGAATCTAATGGTATTCTTGGTAAAAATAAAACAGAGGTTTTAGCTGTTTATGATAAATTACAATTACAACTTGGGGCATTAAAACTTGTAAATGACCAAGAGAAGGCAAGATTAAATCTTCTTAATTTACAGCAAAGTTTAATGCCCACAGGTCTTGCTAGTGGTCGTGGTGGTGATCCTAGACAGCAAGGCACCCGTTATCAACAAGAGTTTGGTTATAAGACTATAGATGAACTTATAGCAGAGTTTGAAGCTAAGACTAAGATTAATAAAGCAACAGAAAAAGCTATAGATCTTAACAGAGAACTGAGTGATGTACAGAAACAACAAGTGGCTATAGCTGATAGTGTCTCTGGAGCCTTTGGTAACTTCTTTATGCAGCTAGTAGATGGTACTACATCAGCTAAAGATGCCTTTAGATCTATGGCTGCTGACATCATACAACAGCTTTACAGGATACTTGTTGTTGAACAGCTAGTACAATCTATAGCTGGTGCTATTACAGGTGCATTTACTCCTGCCTCTGCTGCTGGTACTGGGGGTTCTGTAGCCCCACCTAAAGCCCCTAGAAGATATGAAGGTGGTGGATACACAGGCTCAGGCCCAAGATCAGGTGGCCTAGATGGTAAGGGTGGCTTTATGGCTATGCTACACCCTAGAGAGACTGTCATAGATCACACTAAAGGTCAGGGTTCTGGCGGTACAGTAGTGAACCAAGTATTCAATATCTCAGCTAATACATCAGACGATACTAAGAGACTTGTCACTCAGACAATAGCACAAGCCTCACCAGCTATCATCAATCAGTCCGTAGGTGCAGTTATGAACCAAAGACGTAGAGGTGGTGCAATGAAATCAGCATTTGGATAAATCATGGCTATAAGTTACCCTCTTAATACACCTACAACTATTGGCATAGAGAGTATTGAACTACGTGCTGTAAATGCTGTAGCTGTCTCTCAGTCTCCGTTTACATATAAGCAACAGGTTATTTCCCATCAGGGTCAAATCTGGAGTGCCTCAGTCAGTATTCCCTCGGTGCGTAGGGATCTAGCTGCTGACTGGAAAGCTATGCTGGTAGCCCTTAAGGGTTCTGTAGGGACATTTCTGCTGGGAGACCCTGACTATGCTACACCTAGAGGTACAGTAAGTGGCACTCCTACTTTGTCAGGTACAGCAGGGGATAGCACAGTTTCAGTTACTATGACAGGTACTCTACTAGCTGGTGATTACATTCAGTTGGGTACAGGCTCTGCTGCTAGACTACACCAAGTATTAGTAGATCAGAGTGGTAGTGGTAACTTAGAGATCTGGCCTGACTTAAGAAGTACATATTCAGGTGAGACTGTAATCTACAGTAGCCCTAAAGGTGTATTTAGACTTGGCAATAGTACTACTTCTTGGTCGATAGACAATGCTAGTTTCTATGGTATATCTTTTGAAGCTATAGAGGCTCTACAATAATGTCGAGAGTTCTGCCTACAACAATAGTTGATGCATTAGATGATAATGTAGTTTACCCCTTCTTTGCTGTGGAGATGAACTTTGATGGTGATGATGTCTTGCGTCTATGGACAGGTGTAGGTACTCTTACCTTTGAAGGAGTTTCTTGGACAGGTGCTGGAACTCTTTTAGGCATATCTTCTGTTGAAGAAACTAAAGAGATTGCCGCTAAAGGGGCTGACATTACTATTACGGGCTTACCTTCTGAGGTATTAGCTTTAGCTCTTAGTACTCCCTATCAGGGTAGAACTTGTAAGATATACTTTGGTATGTTTGCTAAAGGTAGTCTACAGAAAGAGAGTACTAACTTTATTCTCCTAGAAGATGGCTCACGTATTGAGTTAGAGGATAGATCAACTGGTCTGACTGAAATATTTACTGGTTACATGGATCAGATGAATATCTCTGAAGATGCTGGTACAGGGACTATTCAAGTTAGTGTTGAGAATAAGCTGATTGACTTAGAGAGAGCTAGGGTGGCTAGGTACACTGCTGAGTACCAAAGGTCTAGGGATATAGTTGGTGCAAGTACAGATGCTGGTTTTGATTTTGTAGCTGATATGCAAGACCAGAAACTTGCTTGGGGTAGGAGTTCTGGAAGCTAATGGCTTTAGATATTGACATCGACCTTCGTGAGATTGATTTATTAGATAAAAATTCTAATTTAGGTGCTGTTGCCGCAGCTACTATTGCAGGTATTGCTGGTTATTTTACGGGTGGTTGGGCTGGTGCAGCTACTGCATTTGCAAAAACATATGCAGCCACATTAGGTGCAACTGCTTTAAGTAAAGCATTAATGCCTAAATTAGACCAGCAGGGTGGGGATCAAGGCTATCTAGTAACTCAAAGGGGTTCCTCATTACCTCATCAAGTTATCTATGGTAAGACTAGAATAGCCAGTGGTGTAGTATTTCAAGGTGTTACAGATAACAACAAATACTTACATAGCGTATTAGCTTTTGCTGGACATGAAGTAGAAGAGTTTGAGACTATATATTTCAATGATGAAGTTTTAACTCTAAGTGGTAATGACGTTACTGCCCCAGCTAAGTATGTTGGTAAGGTTAAGATAGTTAAGAAGCTAGGTACAACTACACAGACTGCTGTTACATCTTCTGACTTAGGCGGGGTCACACCACCTTCACAATGGACTACAGATTGTAAGCTGTTAGCTACAGCTTATCTCTACGTTATGCTGGAATATAATGCTGATGCCTTTCCTAACGGCGTTCCAGAAGTTACCGCTGTAGTCAAAGGTAAGAAAGTATACGACCCTCGTACAAGCACTACAGCTTGGTCTGATAATCCAGCTTTGTGTATGAGAGATTACCTTACGTCAGGTAAAGAGGGTACTAATGAAACTATCTATAATTATGGCCTTAGTGAAGACATTGAGAGTGTAGATGATGACCTTGTTACTATAGCCGCTAATGTTTGTGACCACTTAAATTATCCCACTCTATCAGGTGGAACTAGGTTCTCTCTTAATGGGGCATTTACCACTAATACTACACCCTATGATGCTATTGGTAACCTATCTACAGCTATGGATAGTTTATTGTGGTATGCTCAAGGTAAGTGGAGAATGAAGCCAGCTTATTATACAAGCCCAGTTTTAGATCTTAATGAGGATGATCTAAGGTCAGGTATAGCAGTAACAACTAGACACTCACGCAGAGATAACTTCAATGTAGTCAAAGGTACATTCAGAGGCCCAGAAAGTGACTATCAACCATCTGACTTCCCTCAAGTACCTATCCTTAATTCAGCTACTTATAATGCCCTATTAGCTGCTGATGGTAATCAAGAAAGTGTTATTGATCTAAGTCTGCCTTTTACAGATAATACTACTGAAGCTAGACGTATCGCTCGTATAACACTTGAGCGTAATAGGCAGCAACTTACTGTACAAGCTGCATTCGGAATGAAAGCCTTTCAAGTTCAAGTTGGGGATATTGTACGTCTTACCAACACTAGATTTGGATGGTCTAATAAAGAATTTGAAGTTGTAACTTGGGATTTTGGTCTTCAAGATGACTATGATATACAAGTTAATCTGTCCCTAAGAGAAATCAGCGAGTCTGTCTTTGATGAAGTCTCCGATGGTGCAGTATACGAGAGTGATAATACTACACTACCATCCCCATTTGATGTACCACCTGTAGCTATAGCTCTCACACAAGAGTATAGAATTATCAATGAGCATGTAACTAACGTACTTGTAGTTAATGTATCAGCTACGGCCTTTGAACGTGTAGATTACGTTGAGGTAGAGTTTAAGAAGTCTACAGACACAGACTATAGTGTCTTAGGCACAGGTGACTTAGGTAGATTTGAGATCTTAGACATTGAGACACCTCTAGCTGGTGCAGCAGGTACAATAGTCTATGATGTCAGAGCTAGAGCTATCAATGCCTTTGGTGTTAAGGGTGATTTCACAGACGCACAGAAGACTGTAGAGGCTGATACTGTTGGTCCATCTGCTCCATCTACCTTTGAAAAGCAGTTATCTGGTGGTACTCTATTCTTTGCTTGGACTGCTTCAACTGACTTTGACTTGTCGTATTATAAACTATGGCATAGCTCATCAACTACAGCTACATTCACAGATGGTTCAGCCCAAGTCATAATTAATAAAGTAGCTAGACCAGCGACATCAGTAGCCTACCCAGCTATCTCAGGAACATTCTTTATTGAGCCTTATGATAAGTCAGGTAACGAAGGTACTGTAGCTTCTGTTGTTGTCCTACCATCTGAGTTACCTGAGTTAGGTACATCACAGACTGACACTGAGAACCCAAGTTTCGCTGGTGCTAAGACTAACGTAGCTGTAGCTACAGGCCCAGACCCTGATGAATTAAGACTGTCTAGCTTTGCTACTGCACCCTCTACAGGTACATATGAGTTCACAGGATACTTAGACACAGGCTCAACTAGAACTGTAAGGGTATCAACTAACTTAACCTCTACTAGGCATCACGCTAATGCTTCTGGTGGATTAGTTAATTGGGATGACATACCTAACAACTGGGATACTTGGCCTAATAACTGGGACGATTGGTCAGATGAGGATCAACCCTATGGTGACTTCAGTACAACTGTTTATGTAGCTGCAACTAATGATGACCCTGCTGGTTCTCCTACTTGGGGATCTTGGGTTATAGCTGCTGGTGAACTCACAGGCAGAGCATTTAAATTCAAAGCTGAACTCGACAGTACAAACAACAATGTATCGCCAAGCGTAAGCGTCTTGGAAGGGATAGTGGAATACTAATATGGCACAACACGACTACAACATAGCTAACCAAACAGCAGCTAATGCTAGAACCGACATCAATAACGTCCTATCAGCTATAGCTACAAACAACTCAGGAACTTCTGCACCTAGCACTACCTTCGCTAATCAATGGTGGTATGATACTGATGCTTTTATCTTGTACATAAGAGCAAATGGTAATGATGCTTGGATACCTGTAGCTTACCTAGATCAAACAAATGATAAGTTTCGCATCCTAGATGACACACAAGTAGTAAACACTTCTGGCACTCAGACTGGCCTACTAGGGGATCAAGCTACAGCCACATGGGAAACTGGAACAGGTACAGTTGAAAGCCTTGTGTCACCAGCTAAGGTGAAAGCTGCTATAGATGCTAATGTCACAGGTCTTGGTTTTAATCAAACTTGGCAAAACCTAACAGCTAGTAGGTCTTTTAATACAATCTATCAAAACACTACAGGTATTCCAATAGCTGTAAATGTTACGGGTGTTCCAGCGGTTGATAGCACTATGATTTTTCAAGTATCTTCAAACTCGGACATGAGTAGTTCAGTACAATTAGGTGGTCAATTTGATAATAATGGTCAGACAAGCATCAGTGCAATAATTCCAGATGACCAATATTACAGGGTATCTGTATTTAGTGCACCATTAACTGCTTGGGCAGAACTCAGATAAGGGATAAGGAATAATAAAAATGGCAGATCAAAAGATCTCAGAATTAACAGCCCTTACTGGGGCTAACGTAGCTGACGATGATGCTATAGCTATTGTAGATACATCAGCTACTGAAACTAAGAAGATAGTCTTTAGTGAACTAAAGAATGCCCTAGATACAGCAACTGGCTTTGTCAGGATCACTGGCGATACCATGACGGGTGATCTTGCGCTATCTGGTGCTGACGTAACCTTCGGCGACAACGACAAAGCCATCTTCGGCGCTGGGTCTGACCTACAGATTTATCATGCTAGTTCAACAAATAATAGCGTTATTCAAGAGACTGGAAGTGGTAATTTACTTATTTATGCAAGTAATATTTCAATGGCTGATGCAGGTGGCAATGAGTTCATTTTAATGACAGACACTGGGACTGGCGGGACTGTTGAGTTAAAGCATAATACATCCACCAAACTCGCCACCACCAGCACAGGCGTAGACATCACGGGTAACGTCACAATGCAAGCAGACGATGCTCTTCTTTTTATCAAAGAAAGTGACGGCACGAACATAGCCGCTGTTGGTGATTTAACTGGTGAAGGTCAAGGTGGAGCGTTTTATTACGACCACGGCGGCACTGCAACTATACAGTTAAAGTCTTATGAAGCATCGACTATAGAAAATGGTTTAAATGTCAAAGGAGACATCAGCTTCTACGAGGACACAGGCACCACGGCAAAGTTCTTCTGGGATGCGAGTGCTGAGAGTTTGGGCATTGGGACGAGTTCGCCTAATGATAAATTAAATGTATTGGGCGGTGGTGCAAGTATTGAAGGAAGCGTAAGCGGGTTTACGGGTGGTGAGGTTCGCTTAGGTACAAGCACAGCAAATACTCAAAGTGCTATTAGCACATATGCCACTGGCACCCCACAAATGTACTTTGACCATAGGGGTACATCAACAGGCCAATGGATTTGGAGAAGCTCTACATCAGAACGCATGCGTATCGACAGCAGCGGTAATGTTGGCATTGGTGAATCAAATCCAGATGCCAAGTTACATATTCGTGATGCAACAGATGGCGGTTCAAGTAGTACAACTTCAGCTATTCAGTTTAGCCGTAGAAGTGGTGGCGCTAATGATGCTGCTATAAAAATGCAACATGATGGCTCTGATGGCGTTTCTAATTTGCAATTTCATTTTGGTACTTCAGAAGCCATGCGAATCGACAGCAGCGGTAACTTGCTGGTGGGGACTACATTAACCGCTGAGGTTGATGAGTCAGGAACAAGAATTGTAGCGGGTGATGCTGGATATATTGAACACAGCAGAACAAGTACCACTGACACTTTGCCTAATGTAGTTATTGCAAGAGGCAATGATGGCGAAGCGATAAGATTTATAAGAAATGACGGTTCAAATCGTGAAGTCGGAGATATAGTTCTAGCAACAAGTTCAACATCCTACAATACATCCTCTGACTACCGCCTAAAAGAAAACGTAATTGAACTTACTGGCGCAACAACACGCCTTAAACAGCTAGAGCCAAAACGGTTCAACTTCATCGCAGATGCAGACACAACAGTTGATGGCTTCCTAGCACATGAAGTGCAGTCGGTCGTACCAGAAGCAATTACAGGCACTCACAACGAGGTCGATGCTGATGGCAATCCTGTTTATCAGGGCATCGATCAATCAAAAATTGTTCCATTATTAGTTGCAACCATTAAGGAATTAGAGGCGCGAATCACCGCCTTAGAATCTAATTAAGGAGAAAGAGATCATGGCAATCACCTACACTTGGACTATTCCAACACTTGAGCGTCACACAGCAGATGGTGGCGTTTACATTGCTCATTGGCGCTGCACAGGCGTTGATGACGATGGCAACTCAGCAAGCTCATATGGCACTTGTGGCTTAACCTACGATGCCTCTGCGCCTGACTTTACACCGTATGCAGATATTACTGAGGCTCAAGCTCAAGGCTGGGTCTGGGGTCATGTATCACAAGCTGATACTGAAGCTGCTATTGCTTCTCAGATTGATGCGATAGCTAATCCAACTACTGAGGCGGGAGTGCCTTGGTAATCTAACCTAGAAGAAAGGAAAGACTAATGACAGAGAAAAAAACACAAGTCATTACGATTGATGAAGTAGAATACAACGTGGAAGACTTTACAGATGAACAAAGAGTTCTGATTAACCACGTTATGGATTTAGATCGTAAGATCGGTAGCACTAAGTTTAACTTAGATCAGCTTAATGTAGGTCGTGGGGCATTTATGAATGCTCTTAAAGATACACTTACACCTGATCCAGAGCCACAAGAATTAGCAGCTTAATCAAAGGGACTCCTGACAATGGGATATAAACTAGGAACACGTAGCTTACAGAACTTGTCAGGCGTTCACCCTGATATGCAAGCTGTAGTTAAGAGAGCAATAGAGATCACTGACGTAGACTTCACAGTCATCGAAGGTATACGTCATATTGATCGTCAAAGACAGTTACTCAAAGAGGGTAAGTCAACTACACTTAACTCAAGACATATCACAGGCCATGCTGTAGACATGGTTCCTTGGCCTGTAGATTGGGAAGACTTAGATAGGTTTGAAACTATGGCTGAAGCCATGAAGGATGCAGCAGAAGAGCTTGACATTTCCATCGTATGGGGTGGTGACTGGAAGAGCTTCTATGATGCCCCTCACTTTGAACTTGATCGTAAAGTCTACCCAGCATGACCAAGGATGAAGATAATTGGCATCTCTCTAGGAGTGTCCCTATAACCCTTATCTTTGGTCTTATAGCTCAAGCAGGAGCTATTGTGTGGACTGTATCTATGATGATGGCAGACATTGAACGCAATGGTGAAGAGATCATGCGTCTACAGTCTAGGATGTCTATCGTAGAAGATGCTACACAAAGACAAGCAGTATCTATGGCCCGTATAGATGAGAACATTAAAGCAATCCGACAGTCAGTAGAAAAGATGGCTAATGAGTAGTTATCACTTAGTAGAAATAATCAAAGGCCCAATGCAAGTTGGTGACAAGTGGTTTATTCTTTGTCGGGTTGTTCACAAGAGTACTTCTTCAAGACCTTCACTTGAGGAAGTAAGTTTCGATACTTTTGATGCAGCCCATGAGTTTGAAAGTCAGTGGAGTTAAGGCTAATTTCTTCAATGCTCCGCATTTCCATTGTAGGGGTGCATTATGGTAGATCCATTTACAGCTTTGGCTGCGGTCAAGACTGCTGTTAGTGCGGGTAAAGAGCTTGTCTCAGTTACTAAACAAATAGGTGAGTTCTTTGATGGTGTCGATGAACTAAGGAACAACCACAATAAGAAAAAGAATAGTCTCTTCTCAGGTGATGATGAGAACAGTATGGAGACTTTCGTGAAACTACAGAAGGCTAAGGATGCTGAAGAAGAACTCAGAGCCATTGTGATAGCTACCAGAGGTTACTCCGCTTGGGGTGAGCTACAAGAAATAAGAGCTAGGACACGTAGAGAACGTAAAGAGAGAGAAGCTGCTGAGAGGCTCCGTAAGCAAGAGGTTGTAGAGAAGGTAGTTGTTATCGGGGGTACAGTAACTGTGTTGTCTATTATAACAGGTATAGCTGTACTTATAATAATGTCATCAAAGGGGATGTTATAATGGGATTAGAAGCTAAAGGTACTTTCCCATTCCAGATGTACCAGATACCTGAGTTTACAGCTACTACAGTGACTACAGCACCTATTCTCCCAGCTAAGGTTAGTGCTGATAAGCCAAAGGTTGTAGAGCCAGCTACTCGTAGTGAAGTTACCATAAGACTTGATAAGTACTGGCAAGAAAAGGCTGAAGAACTCTTAAACAGACAGAGAAGTATGGCTGAGTTAGCCTACAGCCCCAATGGTAGGATTGTAGCACCTATAGATGTAGGTAAGATACTAGACGTAGAGGTATAACATGACAGCAGCAATGGAACGTATACTAGCTTGGAAACTACTACCACGACTAATGATGTTAGTTATGACTGGTATGTACATCAGAGTGATTGAGTGGTTTATGTCGCTACCACCAGAGGCTATGACATCACAGGCAACTGCACTTACAGCAACTGTAACTGGAGCCTTAACTGGAGCCTTTGCAGTTTGGTTAGGGAATGAGAGCAAATGATTGGTCAAATCTTAAGTAGTGTAGCTGGTCTAGCTACAAGTGTAATAGACAGTAAGACACAGATCAAACTTACTGAGGCTGAGATTAAGAAGAAACAGCTTACAGGTGAGATTGACTGGGATCTAGCTGCTATACAAGCTACACAGAATAGCTGGAAGGATGAATGGATAACCCTACTCTTCAGTATTCCCTTGATACTGGCATTTTGTGGTGATTGGGGTAATGCTATAGTGCAAGCTGGTTTTGCAGCACTTGAGACTATGCCAACATGGTATCAGTATTCCCTTGGTGGGATCGTATCAGCATCCATAGGAATTAGGTCAGTATCTAAATTCTTCGGTAAATAATAACAACAAAAAGACTACCCCAGACAAACTTAAGCCCCTGTATCCTTAGTTGGACGCAGGGGCTTTTTCTATTGTGTCATTGCCTTAAATGTACTGGTTAAAGACTTTAGTAGGTTACTTAGTGTAAAGTAAGCATAGTCTACCTCTTGTTGTAGTTTATGTACCTTCCAGACCAAGTAGAGTGTAATACCTAAGTGTACTAAGTCTACTGACTGATCTAGGCTTATCATTTCTTACTCTCCACCTGTATCAGTTTAGCTAGATACCAGTCAGCCTTCTTAAGATCCTCTAGGCCATTCTTGTAGCGCCACCTATGAAGGTACTTAGCTATATTCCCTCGTAGGTATCCTACAAACTCATCCTTACTTAAGAAGTCCTCAATGTATTTGATACACTCAATAGTGCCTTGTCCGTAATGTGGTGGACTATTTACATTATCAGATTCCATCTTGCTTAAGTCCCACTTAGCCATTTATTCCCCTTTCAAGTGAGTTTTGAGTTCTGAATAACCACCTATGTAATTACCCTCTCGATCCCAAATCTGTGGAACCGTCTTCATACCAGATTTTTTAAATAAGTCAAGCACCCATTTAGAATCATTAAGGGAGTAGTACTTAACTACAATACCACTGTCCCTTAGTAGACCCATAGCTTTAGAGCAGTAAGGGCAGTCAACCCGCCCCACTAATGTGTATACCCCACTCATGTTAGATCTACTATTTCACAAGTGTCACCACTACAAGCCATTGTCTGACTACCAGCAGTGTTATCCTCATCCTCATATTCTGAAAGTTCAGACCAGTTAATAGCCTTTGGCATAATAGCTAATAACTCTTCGTAGTCTTCTTTAGTACAATCCTGATATGGAGCTTGCTGATAAGTATGATCTGAGTGAGGTAAGAACGACACCCCTGACATCTCATCAAAGTGTTTGTAGACAAAGGCACCCACTTCCATCCACTCATGATCACGTACTGAGATCGTCACTGAGGGCTTATGTTCACACCATGACATCTGATAGATTAACCATGTCTCTAGCTGCTCTACGGCTGTCATATCGTTTCTAGTGACTGCCCCTTCTGGTGACTTGATGGGAAAGCTAAAGACTGTCGTGGTATCACCCTTCATAACACATGGTTCGTTAGGTACACCCTTATCAATCATAAACTTCGTCAGCGGGTCTTTGTTATCTCCACGCACAGTACGAACATAATAAGGGCTGTGACGAGCATGAATGCCACTAGCAGAATCAACAAGTTGGGAGACAGTACCACTTGGTTTAACGCAACTGATAGCAGCAGAAGCAGGGATGTTAAGGCGTTCAGCCCACTCAGCATTCGTAGATATTGCAACATCTTTTAACCTTTCTAGGGTTTTCTCAAGGCCAGCATTTTGACTGGTCGTTAATCTATTATCCATAATGCCTGTTAAAGACACACCTAGTAATCTCTCCTCTTCTGTGTTCTTGTTCCAGATCTTTCGTAGATAAGGAAACTTAGTCATAGACGATTGGATAGTGCCTAGTATTGTAGCTAGGCGTACCTTACGCTCTAAGTCATCAATAGTATCTGTAGCTCGTACTACAACCTCTGTCAGGTTACAGAACTGGTTTGGTCGTAAGATAATTTCGCTACAGGGGTTAGTGCCAAACTCATAGTTGGGATCTCTACGTCCATTCTTAGCTGCCTGTACCTTACTAGCCTGACGATTAAAGACACCACGTTCACCTGACTTACTTTCAACTAATGCAAGCCACTCACGCATGAATGTCTCCATGTCAGGCTTCTCTGTGTAGCTCACACTGTTATTAGCCAATGCACGATGGGCTGCTGTTTCCCACCATTGTCCTGACTTAGCATGACGCATACGGTCATCTGATAGGTTAGACAAGCTAATCATAGCACTACGACGAACACCACCAACTACAACAATCTGACCGATAAAGCACATAAGGTCATGGCACTCAATAGAGGATAACTTACGCCCTTGTGCAGCCTTGAATGTTGTAACTGCAAAGTTAAACAACTCAACTAGAGGTGCAGGGCCAGATGCTCTACCACCAAAGGTCTTAAGTCTAGCACCAGCAGGGCGTACAGCAGATACATCCCACTTAGGGATCTCACCAGCCCAGAGAAGCGCAAGGACTTGACGGAACGCTTTAGCCCAACCCTCTTTACTATCTTTAACTACAATCACTGTGTCGCTCTCAAATAGCTCAGGAACCTCTGGTAGCTTCTGGATGAACTGACGCTCTACTGAGAAGCCTACACCTGTGCCACACAATAAGATAAACATAGCTTCATCAAATGCTTTAGGATCATCTACTGGTAGATAGCTACAGTTGTACCCAGCAGTATTGTCACGGGCCAGTGCTGGTCCAGCAGTCATCATAGCTCGCATAGAGGGCATAACTTCTAGGTTTAAGATGGCATCCCGTAGTTGATTGACATAAGAATCGTTACCAGCTTTAGGACGTACCACATTATCCATGTAGCGTTCTACTGTATCACCCCAATCCTCACGGCCTTGACCGTCGATGTACTTAGCGTAGCGAGACTTAGCAATAAAAGTCTGGTAGTCAGTTGGTAGGTAATTATTCATCGTCAGGCTTTCCTCTCGCTCTCATAGTCTTATCTTCTTTTAGCCAGACCATACGGTCAATGTCAGCCCTAGCTATTCCAATATCTGCAAGCTCTTTATCTGTTAGTTGGTTAAGCTGTTTAATTGCTATTCTGTGGGTTCGCCATGTCGCAAGATAGTTTATATATCTCCAGAACCATGACATACCAGTCTTCTTCTTACTCATCGGTTGTCACCTGATCCTTGTAGTGTACCATTCTTTACACGCTCGTTTAGCTTCTCCATGTTCAACTCAATGATCTTAATCAAGCTGCCACCAAAGATATTAGATAGAGCTACAGTATAGAACAGTACGTCACCTAATTCTCTTAAGACTGCATCATCATCAATTCTGTTGTCACGAAATAGTTTCTTAATCTTCTCTGATACCTCACCAGCTTCGCCAGTCAATCCAAGGGCATTCTCAATCAGACGCTCCCGACCCTTAGTAATCATCTTGTCTTCTACAAACTGTGAGTACATATCAATCATGTCTTTCATATCTTTCGCTGTAAGCATTACATCAACCTTCCATAAAATTCTGTGTGTGCGTTTCTGTTGTCTTTATCGAACAAGTACCAAGCGCAGTTGTCTTTACCTGTCATCTTGCTACCTTCAATCCATTTAACTCTACCTATACTTACGATCTTTGTACAATAAGTCATAAGTGCAGCAGACTGTTTAGTGTGCGCCCAATCAGCATCAAACAACAACCAAGTTGGGCATATCTCCGTCCAGTGATCTATGAAAGCATGTAAGAACTTTCTTTCCCACGGTGGGTTAGTAATACAGAGATCAAGAACCTTATACTGACTACCAAAACTTATTTCCAGAGCATCCATTTGCTTGATGTCTGGGTGTCTAGGCTCTATGTCACAGGCGTATAAACATTCCCCTAGACCATCTGTTAGTTCGTGTATGTGGTGTATCAGTCTACCGTCACCAGCACAAGGCTCTACATAGTCAAACTTCTCATATGGTAAATGGGCTATAAGAGGTTCAACAGCTTCTATTGGTGTAGGGTAGTAATCTCTTGGTATCCTCTCAAAGTCACTACGCTTACCCATACAATTCTTTTAACCTCTTAAGTGATACAAACTCAGGCTCATAGATACCGTTGCTAATCTCACGCTTGATTACACAACCTTTCCACCAATCTCTATTTGCCTGTCCAGCCCACGTTTCTTCTGAGCCTTTGTAGCAACCCGCAACCAAACCGATAATCCCATTAGGGTGTGCGCCATCTTTAAACTTAAGATCACGTTTATGGCTATGCCCACAAGTAGAACTGTGATTACGATTGGCGAGTAGGCTATTAGCGTGATGTAAACCAGACATAGCTGTACCATAATTACCACTACTAAAGAAGTGAGCATAAGAAACGCCATCATAGTCAGCGATAGCGGGGGCGCTATTAGTGTATTCGTGGTATTCGTCGAACCAGTGGTCTGTTTGAAGATGCCCGAAGGAAATCCCGTACTTGTCTCCCTGTAATCTTGGGTCGTGTGCGATAGCTTTTTTGATTCTATTCTCATGGTTCCCCTCAAAGCCAATCCAATATGGGCGCTTATACTTTCTTTCGCTAGGTTTCTTCCGTAGACGATCCATTGCCTCATTGTAGCAGTTGATGTCCTGTTCGTAGTTCTGACTTACGATAGCCTCTGGGTAACGTGTGTCAAAGGTGTTAAGGGAGCGCATATCAGCACCATCACCTAAGTCAATTATGTAGGTAGGATTTACCTCATAGATTAATTCCCCTAGCCAGTCGAAACGCTCATTTCCCGTCGAGGGGTCTGAGTGAGCACATGAGAATACTACTGCTGTCTTAGCTGTCATATCGGGTATCCATTTCAAATTCTATTAGTATGGGTTCGATTGATCTGTAGAAGTGACTCTGAAACTCGTAGGCTGCATCAAAGGAGACAAACGGGATCTCTTCATCGAACATAACCTTACTTGGGTTCCTTTCTTGGGGATCTTCTACTCTACAGTTTAACCAGTAATTACCATCTTCATCTTCATAGGGGCCATCAAGAACACGATGGACTTTAATCAGGATTGTGTTAGCCACTCGTCGGGTATCCTTTTATCTGCGTACAAGAACCCATGCTTATTGCACCAATCCCCATATGTACTCTTTGCACCTTTGTATAACTTAGCCTTAGAATTAGAAAAGACAAACCTTATGTCAAGAAATGGATGCTGATCTTGTATGATTAAGTGCTTCTTACGGTCAGCTTGTACAAACCTACCTTTAGATTCTATGATAATACCATTAGGCAGTTTAAAGTCAGGAGTGTAAGTCTTGTTCTCAAGAAGCTGCCACCGTACCTTTAACTTCTCATATTCAAACTCTACACCCCTGTCCTTAAGATCCTTAGCTATGTCATCCTCTAAACCAGATCTGTAGCCATTCTTTATTGCGTGTCTTCTACGTTCACTGGTGGTTGCCATATCTCGCCCTCTTTACGTCTAAGCCATAGTAGTCTAGCATTCTCTATTACCCTATCTACATCACCGTCATAGGCTTTAACACAGGCTTCCCACAAGTCCTTTTCAGTCTTAGCCTCACTTAACATCTTTGTAGCTTTAACTGGCCCCACACGATATAAACCAATTATGTTGTCAGCCCTATCGCCTGTTAAGATCTGGTTGTAGAAGAACTGTAGTCCTGCCCAGTCATCTACTGTTTTCCACTCATTCTTACCAAAGTTAAAGTGGTGACAAGGTATCTGTAACATATCTTTGTCTATTGAGGCAACGACAGTATCAGGTCCAAGTCTTGTTGCTTCTATTGCTATAAGGTCATCAGCTTCTTCTCCTTCACTCACTATAGCATCAAACTTATCTACCATGTATTGTCGGATATGGTACAGGTGTATAGGTTTCTCTGCTGACTTACGGTTACCTTTATACTCGTATGACTTTGCTATTTGATGTCGAAAGTTCCCTGACCCCGTAAGATAGATCTCGTATTGATCTGGGGTAGGGAACTCCAGTGTTTCTTCTAAGATGTAGTCAAGAAGGATCTCAGCTTTCTCTTCTGCATCCTTTGGGAACAAGTCTTGAGTAGCAAAGGCTGACCGATAGGCCACAATGTCACCGTCGATCAGAACCTTACGCTTACCCATTAGAAGTCTCCAAACACCATCTTGCCATCATCCTTCTCAAATCCTACCGATTCAACATAAGAAAAACCTATAGCTTTAGTAGCATCAGTATAAGCATGAGATAGGCTATATAAATCTTCTACATCATGCCTTACAACAGTAACCGTGCCAAACTCATCTTTGTATGAAATAGTAAGCTCATTTGAGTTTTCCATTAAAAAACTGCCTCTTCACTTGCTTCATAAGCTACATGCTCAGTAACACAAACCTTCTCTAGCGTAGTAATCTTATTGTCCCACACATCAAACTTAACAGTGGCTTTAGTACCATTACCTATAAGACCGTCACTCTCCCAATCCCAAGGTAGATACTCTCCATCTACCATCTTGAGCATAACGGGTGGTCCCATTTCAACACCTTGCTCCCCTGTATCTTGATTCTTGAACTTAGGATTAAAGTGAGGTCGAGTAGCCTTATAGAATTGCTTACCCTCTTTATTAGTCTTGAAGAGTTGAGCCTGTAACCCCTTGTTTGGGATACCATCGGCAACCATCTTAGATTTAGTGCTTTCATCAATGATACAGTTTACAACATAAATACCCTTCTTAGCATCAAAGTTCTTAGCCATATCTGATCCATCATTTGGACCCATGTCACGGTCTTCTGGACGTAACTTTGTCCACTCTAACTCACAATCTACGTAAACTTTCTTACCCATATCGAGTTCCTTTCGTTAAGGCTGGTAATATACTATATAGACCCATATAAGATTTTTATACCCTATAAGATATAAATATTTTTACTAATGTATATCGGCATATGTACTTCCGAATTGAGCGTCAATCCCTAAGTCTATGTTTAGATTCAGTTGTTTGTTGAGATCTTGTATAGAGTACTCCATATTTATTTTTGTCTCCATTTCATCACCTTTCTTTACTAAAGCTATAATTTCGTCGTGGAACTGACCAATGGTCTTGATACCCTTCTCACGACAACCCTTAACCCAGTTATCAAAGCAGTAGACACCTGTACTTTGGTTAAGTGTACTGAAGCGGTCTTTCTCACTTCGTAAGCTGTACCAGAACTTAGATACTGGATTCTGCACCCACATGCTGCCAAATAACTCTCTAGTGCGTAGGCTGTCAGCTACCTTAGTTACTGACCAGTTACGTGACCAGAAGGCTTCCAGAAGGGTCTTAGCCTCTTTGACACTCATACCTGTCTCACGGGCCAGCTTAGGCGCTCCTACGCCATATGTAGCACTGTAGTTCACTACCTTGTAGTTCTTGCGTAGTGACTTCAAGCTACGTTCCCCTGAGTTATGTTTGTTGATGTCATCTTGTGTGATAACACCAGCATGTTTAGCTAAGTCTAAGTGTGGGTCAAAGCCCTCTTTACTCATCTCAGCTACATAATCAGGATCTAGTGGTTTCATGTAGTGACGCTTGGTTGTGTCCTCTAAGCTAGTCATGTCAGCCCCACATAAAGTGTAGCCATCAGGTGCAGTCAGACACCCACGTATCTCAGCGCCATAGGGCTTTTCCACTGAGGGTAGATTGACTAGGGGTTTTGCATGACGGAAGCGCATTGTGTTGGTAAATCCTGCGATTGTTGCTTGCACGTATCCATCACGCTCTGCATCAACCATGCCTTTAAGAACAGAAATACGATGGCTGAGAACAGAAAGCCCATCAAGGATGACCACAGCAGGGTCGACAGAGGCCAATCTTCTGACTGACGGGCATAGTTCTCCATCCTTTCGTACCTGTGGTATTTGTTTCTCTTCGCCATCACTGCCCCTTTCAAACTTGAAGGTACTTGGGTTCCACCCGATAGAATACAGCCAATCCTTTACTTGAGGGGGTGAATTAGGATTAGCCCGTTCTTCACCTGTCTTAACGACAAAGGACTGTACACCTTCTGGCTGCTTATATTCTTTGCGTAGTTCCTCAAACCTTTCGCCATGTGAAGATAGCTCACCATCCTTCTTGTACATTACCTTTGGTCTTTGTTGTACCTTAGTAAGGACACGCTTAGGCATAGCATCGGCTAATTGCTCAATCTTCTCAGCCTTCATAGCTTCCCATTCCGCTAGATGCCCCTTAGCTTTGGTTACATCTAATTTCCACTGTAGAGCCTCTTGCTCCGCTGCACACTGCATCTTGAAAGTAAGGTAGTCAGTGAAACGCCACTTCTCATCCTCATCAGGGTATAGCTTCTTAAGTTTGATGTCCAAGTCACGCCATAGTCTAGCGTTGATCTTAACGTCCTCATTACACCTGTGAGCATACTCCTCTGGTGTTAAGCCCACCCAATCCTCTACTTTAGGCTTAGGTACCCCATACTCCTCACCATAGGATGCTAAATTGTGATCACCTAAGCTCCGACTATGGTTTAGATACCAAGACAGAGCTAACGTATCCACTAGCTTTGCTGTAATCTTAACGCCTAGCACCTTTTCCACTGCGGGGATGTCGAACCTTACAATGTTATGTCCTATCAGGATTGGTGCTTCCTCAAGGAAGATACGCATAGCTACATAGTCATGTGTGTGTTGCACATTTCCTTGGTCATCCATCCAAGAGATTACATGAATCTTAGTGCTATCTAGTCCATCTGTTTCTATATCAAATACTGGCATTAAGTTCTAACCTTTCCAACACTGTTTTCAACTATGAAACTTAGAGGTAATATGGTCATTAAATCGCCCCTATCTGGCCTACTATGTAAACCAAAATCACCCCTATAGTATTCAGTGCATTTCTCTCTTAGTGGCTTTATTATATCACTTGGGTTCACTAGATAGAATGCGTCCTCTGCACGTACTGCAATTAACCTGTCAACCTCATTTGGTACACCCCATCCAGATTTTGATTTCCAGTTTGGTGGACGTTTAACAGTCTTTAGTTCCCACCAAATTGTATAGTCAACTGGGCCACTTCTAAATTTACGTTTAGCGGCTTTAACATCTACCCGTCCAAATTCAGAATCAAGTACATCCCAGTGTTCATTCATATCCTCTTCTCTGGTTGCTCTACGAACAAAGTTATCTCCACGTAACTTACGAAATAGTTTTTCTGCCTCTGTACCTTCATAAACTGACTGCGAGTTTTTCATTATATAACCTCTCGTAGTGTAAATGTTTCTGAGTTGAACCGCATCATACCAGCCCTACCTTCTTCTGAGCATGGACGGTTTTTCTGTACTATTATGTGCGTTGTATTACGTTCCTGTAAGTCTTCTGCCTCTTTGTCACGGGAGAGGTCTAGTATTACTGATGCCCGTTGTCCAATCATCTTACAGTACTTAGGGTCACCATTGTCGTTAGTGTGAGCAATAGTTACGATACCTACGTTTAACTCCGCTGATAATTTAGATAACCTGACCGATAAGTCAGCTAACATCTGCTCTTTACTCTCTTCTGACTGACCTGATACTACATCTTGGATAGGCTCAAAGAATACAAACTTACAGCCACATGCTTGACTAAAGTATCTAATCTGGTCGCATAGATCATCAGCACCTTGACCATCACTTAGATAGAACTGGTAGAATAGCTCATCCTTAGTTAGCTCTTTAATGGCACGTATGACATCATCCTCTGCTTGTTTCTCTTCAATAAGATCTCTACGTGTCAGATTATCCTTTAGCTGGTACGACACAAGACCAAGTAAAGATCGTAGCTTAGTCTCTTCCAAGTGCCATGCGGCAAATGGGATGTTATGTTGTAACATATTGTATTCTAGGTAACGCATAATCTCAGTCTTACCAATACCTGTAGGAGCTTTAATGACTGTGAAGTGACCCTGCATCAAACCCAAGATCTTATCGTCTAAAGCTATAATACCAGTTGGTACATACTGATGCTCAGGGGTATCTGTGTATAGGCTTATGAAATCCTCAGTACTATTAAGAACATTCTCAGGTGTATACTTCTTAGCATTCCACCAAGCACTCTTAAATTCTGCTGCTGCATTATTAGTCAGGAACTCGTTAGCATCCTTGAACTTGTCGTGTGGTACACGGTAGACCTTGTTAGGAAACAGTTTAGCCATACGATCAGCTACAGCATTCCCAGCCTCGTCGCTATCTACAGATAGGATAATCTTATCGAAACTGTTGAGCCACTCTGTACACTTCTCCCAGAGCTTCTTAGAGGGAGTAGCAGAGGGTAAAGATACTACAGGGTTGGTGTATTGGCTCTTAAGCATTTGGGCTACTGAGAGAGCGTCTAATTCACCCTCAGTAACTGTTACCATCTTAGAGCTGCCAGCAGTAAACAGGTTCATACCGAATAGCTCATCACCCTTAAAGCCATCCTTAGTGTAGAATACCTTCTCGTCTAGCTTGCGTACTTTAATTCCCCCGCTGGGGTACACATATTCCTGACGATCAGAGTAAGTCTGTACGCCAAAGTCTTCCATAGTCTTAGCTGTAATGCCTCGCATAGCTACATAATTTCCACTGGCGGGGTCTTCTATACGTTTAGGCGTATAATC